GATGTTATTGATGTATTCAATAAAAAAGCACTTTACATTTATATTAGAGAACAAATAGATGTAAAAACTCCAAAAATAACCAAAATAGCTAATGTCTTATATGATATTTTTAAAGAAAAGTATCTATATTATCTAGATCAAGGGTCATTTCCGTCTTAAAAGGTTTATTTAAATATATTTATAACAAAAACTATGGGACAATTAGATTCAGTAGTATTTGGAAATAAAAAATTCTCTGACATTTTAGAGGAAATTTATAACAACCAAAAGAAGAAAGAAACACAAGTAACAGCCCTAATTTCAGAGTTAAAACCTTTAATTAACGAAATAGGTGATGCTACACTTATCGTTCCTTTAATAAAAGAATATATGGAGATAGGTGTAAAAAATGATGAACAATTAATTAAAATGGCAACTATTGTTCAACGTGCATTAAACACAGGACAAAAAGATGATGGTAGTTTTGGTATTTCAGAGGAAGAAAAACAACAACTACTTGAAACAATAGAAGATTTGCAGGGTAAAAAGAAAAAATAATGGCTAAACAGGTAACAGGTCTTGCTTCATTATCACCCACCCCCTCAGTTAAATCTTCCCCATCTGGAATATTTGGGGCTAGAGTTCGGTATACTATCTTAGATGATAAAACTGAACCAACTGTATTTAAAGAATTTGGGGAATGGTCCGCTATTGGATCTTTGTTTTTTCAAAAAATAAACAACCCAAACCCATCTCCAAATTTTACTTCAGATAATTTTGCTAAACCTTTATTTCCAAATAATAAAATATTTCCATTAGAAAATGAGGTAGTTTATATATTATCTCTCCCAAATAGTGATATTCAAGGAGATGTAAACAATGTTTCATACTATTATTTTCAACCTGTAAATATATGGAATAGTGTTCATCATAATGCCATCCCAGATCCTATTAATGGTAATTCATTACCACCATCACAACAACAAGATTATGAACAAACTGAGGCAGGTGCTGTAAGAAGAGTAACTGATGGTAGTTCTGAAATTAATTTAGGAGATACATTTGTAGAAAAATTAGATATAAAAAATCTTCAACCATTTGAAGGTGATATATTTTATGAAGGTAGATGGGGACAAAGTTTAAGATTTGGTTCAACTGTTAATAATTCTCCAATATCAAACCCATGGTCTAGAACAGGACAAAATGGAGATCCGTTAACCATTTTAAGAAATTCACAATATGATGATGGTAAAGATGCTTGGATACCTCAAGTAGAAGATATTAATAAAGAAGGTTCTTCAATTTATATGACTTCAACACAGGCTATTCCTATTGAAGTTTCAAGTAAATCTTATAAATCATATAAAACAGCCCCTACATCACCTGATAAATTTGCAGGTGAACAAATTATTTTAAATTCAGGTAGGTTATTATTTAATACTAAAGAGGATTCAATTTTAATGAGTTCTAAAAAAAGTATTAATTTAAATGCTGTAAATGATGTTAATATTGATGCCCCTAAAACAGTAATACAATCTAATGAAGTATTATTAGGTGATAAAAATGCTTTTGAACCCGTTATTTTAGGTAATAAATTTTTAACAGATTTAAATAAATTACTTACCCAAGTAATAGCATTAGGTACAGCTTTACAAACCCCTATAGGAACTCCAATCCCATTTATTCCAAACGCTTCAATACCAATACCAGCAGTTAATGTAACTCAAATTGCTATTGAGATGTTAAATAAAATTGAGACCTATAAATCCAAGATAAGTAAAACTAAATAATGTCGTTTGATAAACTCATAATAACTAGTATGTCAGGTGTCGCTAAAAACGGCATTAAAATGGATTTAGCTATAGCTACCCTTAAAGATAAGGCAATAGATACTACAGCTACTCAAATAGAAAATCAAGTTCCAATTGAATTACCATTTGATACTAGGAGGATTTTATTAGGTAGTAATTTACCGACAAATTTTCTTACACCCGAAGTTATAAATACTGCTCAAGATTTATCACCTACAATTACAGAACCACAAAGAATTCAAATTACACAAACTTTAGATAGAATTGAAAATTCTTTAAATTCAGTTATACAAACAAAAAATACACTATCAGGTACTTTAAATTCTATTACTGCACCTTTAAATACTGTACAAACTTTAGGAAATACCTTAAGTGGGGTGATAACTGGGATTAAAACAGGTGTTAATATAATTAAAATAATTCCTATTCCTTTAGGTGCACCTTTAGGTGTAGGTGTTTTTGCTAATGTTGTAACTGGGTTTGCTGATGCTTTAGATACTTTAGGTAAGGCATTAGATAAAATTGAAGGCCCTTTAAAAATAATTCCTGATGCTATTAGTCAAATTAACAATATATTAATTCCTATAGTTAATAATTTAAATTCATTTGATCCTATATTTGATAAAACTATAAAAATTATAGCCTTTATTAGATTATTATTACAACCACCTCCAGTTTTTCAATCTGATATAGATTTAACTTTATCAGACATTACAAGTGGTATTCAAGAATCTTTAGCTGTAACCGCCGGACCAGAATTATCATCTTCAAATCCTGAAGAAAATGATGTTGTAAATAATTCTTTATTGTTTTTACTTGAAAATAATAAACTTTTTTATAGAGGATTTAAATTAACCCTTGAGTTTGATCCAAATAATACCCTTAGTTTCCCTGCTAGAAGAATTAAAGCAACAAGAACAATTAGTGCTGATAATGCTTCTAACCAAACAGGTGAAGCAATTCCAGTTACATTATATTCAGCTCCACCTGATCAAGGTTCAGGAGTAGTAAATACATCAAGTCCATATTCATTTTCAACTTCAATTCAAGTATTAGTTGATGAAACTAAATTTAATATAGATCAATATTTATTACAATTTACAGGTCCTCCTCCTGTAGAAGAGGAACCTGTAGAAGAGGAACCTGTAGAAGAGGAACCTGTAGAAGAAATCCCGCCTGCTACTCCTTTAACCCCAGCACAAATATTAGAAAATGCTGTAAATCAAGCACGACAAAGTCTAATAGATAGAGGATTTACTGAAAGAGAAGTTAAATGGATAATGGAAAAATCAGGTTTACTTGTACAAAATGTTATCCAATATTTTGAGTTAGATAGTAACAGAACTCCAAATAGTTGGTTTAGACAACAATTTATAAATAGGGGATTTACTGAAGATTTTATTGATTGGTTATTAACTGCTCAAGGAATGGATTATATTGACTGGATTGAATATATACAAGCAATATATGGGAATGCACCAGCTAATGATTATTTGATAGAATTATATTATTTAGCTCGTGATACATTCGGACTTAATCCAATTCCATAAGCAACATACCTGATGTATAAAAATTTTAAAACTTTTTAAAAAAATTAATTAATCTAATATTTATAAATATGAAATCTACAGAACTAAAAAAAATGATTAAAGATGCTGTTAAAGAAGCAATCCAAGAAGAAATAAAAGATATTCTTTTGGAAGCTGTTCGTGCACCTAAAGGTTCATCTGTAGCCGTTGTACAAGAATCAGTTAACCCAACAGCAAATATTCAATCACAACCTGCAATGACAGCAGAACAAAAAAGATCATTATATGAGCAAGCATTAAACGAAACTTCACTTTCATTTAATTCTTCTCAAGCTCAAACATTTAGACCTCCAGCAGGATATGACCCAGCAAATGGTACTTTACCTAGTGGAGAAGTTGGAATGGACCAAATTATGAACTTGATGTCACCAAAATAAAAATATAAATGGCACAAATTATACAAAATAAATACCCAATAGATACTGAAGCTAGAAGAGCAGTAGGGTTTGGCTTTCCATTAAATGGAAATGCTGTATTTGTGCCTACATACCAAACTAGAGATCAAATTAAAGCCAATTTAGTTAATTATTTACTAACTAACAGAGGTGAAAGAGTATTTAATCCTAACTTTGGTGCTGATTTAAGAAATTTATTATTTGAAAATATTTTAGATACAACTACAGAAGATTTAAGAGAAAGAATCCAAAATGATATTTCCTTATATTTTCCAGAAGTTCAAGTTAGACAAATAATATTTGATAATATTCCGGATACAAATACAATTAATTTCACATTAACATATGAAGTAGTTTTATTTGGTATAGAAGAAAGTGTTAACATATTACTACAATAATGGCCAATTTAAAAAGAGACATACGCTATATTGATAGGGATTTCAATAGTTTTAGAAATGCCCTTATTAATTATTCTAAAACATATTTTCCTAACACATACAATGACTTTACAGATACGTCTACAGGTATGTTGTTTATGGAAATGGCTTCTTATGTGGGAGATGTTTTATCATTTTACCTAGATAATCAAATTCAGGAAACATTTATCCAAACAGCACGACAAACTGAAAATTTATTTAATTTGTCTTATATGTTAGGTTATGTACCTAAAGTAACAACAGCAGCATCTGTTGATATTGATTTTTATCAACAAGTACCTGCTAAATTAGTTGGGGGAGTTACAGTTCCTGACTATGATTATACTTTAAAAATACCTGAAAACACTCAGATTACTTCAAATACAGATAGTAATATTAAATTTTTAATTGAAGATGTAGTTGATTTTTCAGTTTCATCATCTCAAGATCCAACCGAAGTTTCAGTATATCAGATTTCAGGAACACAACCAACATTTTATCTTTTAAAAAAGACAAGAAAAGCAATATCTGCTACTGTTAATACAACAACATTTACTTTTACAGCTCCTCAAAGATTTGATACTCGTACTTTAAATGTTTCAAATATTATAGGTATTTTAGATGTTGTAGATAGTGATGGCAATACATGGTATGAAGTTCCTAATCTAGCACAAGAAAATGTATTTAATTCAATTCGAAATACAAATACAAATGATCCAAACTATTCAGACAATAGTGATGCTCCATATTTACTTCAATTAAAACAAGTACAAAGAAGATTTGTTACTAGATTTAAAAATGAAAATACATTAGAATTACAATTTGGAGCTGGTAATTTTGGAGACAATGATGAAGAAATTGTTCCTAACCCAGATAATGTAGGTTTAGGTTTACCTTTTGAAAAAAATAAATTAACAACAGCATTTTCACCTTTAAATTTTATATTTACAAATACTTATGGTATAGCCCCATCTAACACTACTTTAACAGTTAGATACTTAACTGGTGGTGGAGTTGGTGCTAATGTTGGGGCCGGTTCTTTAACAATAGTTGATGATACTAATATTGTATTTTTAAATTCGAATTTAGCTAATACTTCTTTAGCAAATACTATTTTTAATTCTGTGGCTTCAAATAATCCATTAGCTGCTAATGGAGGTCAAGATGGAGATACAATTGAAGAAATTAGACAAAATGCTACAGGTAATTT